ATAATCTCTTCCAGCGCATCCATCGCGGCAGAACGCTCAGCCGCCGGGATTGTCGGGTCACCGACCTTGCCCACCATCAGCTTGTAGTTCTCGACGTCTTTATCAGACTGCGGGCCCTCCATGCGCGGCATCATCATCAGCATGTTGCCGCCGATAGCGGATAGCTTGGCAGCCGCCTGTGAGTTAGGGGTGCTTTGCCCGAAGTAACGCGCCGCAGCATCACGCTGGGCGCCAATACCGCTCGCGGTGGCATTCGGCAGCACTTGGCGCGCCTGCTGGATCAAATCGCCGAGCTTGCTCATATTCTTCTGGTTTTTGACCGAGGCTTCCGCCAATGGCCCGGATTGCACAGTTCCGCCGCCTTGAATCTGCGCTGGCCGAGCCTGCCCGGTGCCCTTGTCGATCAGATAGCTCTGTCCGTCAGCACCCTGGACAATCTGGACGCGGGCAGCCTCTTTGTTGATGGCGTTGGTTTCTTGGAGGATGCTGTTTTGTTGCTGTTTGGTGCCAACGTTGGCCCAGCCCCGAGCATTGGCGGCTTGTTCGGCCGGAGACATGCTCACATTGAAGCTCTGCCCAGCGGTAGGCACGGCGAACTGCTTGGTGGCGCCGGTATCGACCAGTTGCGGCGCGACGTAGGAGTTGATGGCCTGCCCCACGGGCTGGCCGTATTCGTCGTATTGCATGGTCTGTTTGCCGCCATCCGCGCCCGGCACATCGACCGTGCGCGCGACCTTGCTCTTGGCTGAGTTCGGCAGTTGCGCGTATTTAGCGATGTCATCCGGCTGAACGCCGAGCGCCGCGGCAGATTTCCAGTCGAACGTGGCATTGCCGTCGGCATCTTTGCCATACAAGGTCGGCAACGTCTGCATTTGGCGCTGAAGCAGTTCAGCCTTTTGCCTTTTCAAACCGTTGGCGCTCGCCGCCGAATATCCTGCAATGCCAGACAGGCCGGCGGCCCCCAGGGTGTTCATAGGTCCACCGCGGCCAGCCGTAGCCAAACCTCCGAATGCCGCCGCCAGCAAACCCTGACCAGCTGGGGATTGCGCAAAATCGAGAAGCCCATTCATGTCAGGCATTTCAATACCCCCTCTGGGCGCGACGTTGTGCAGCGTACTGCTGACGTTGAGCAATCAATGGGTTAGGTTGGCCCTGGGCGATCTGCGCAAGAGTCTGCGGGCCGTTGTTGGCCTGCTGCATGGCTTGGGCACCACCCATCGGCTGCTGCTGGCCGGGCTGGGAGAGCAAGCCGTAGGCCTTTTGCCCATAGCTGGCTGCGTCCATGTAGGGTTTTGCCGCCGTGTTGAAATTGGACAGGCTGGTTCCCATGGAGCTGAGCAGTCCGGGCGATGAACTGCCGGCGTAGGTGGCGTTACCCATGCTGCCGGCGACGGCTGGCTGGCCGAGGCCATAACCCGCACTCGCCGTGGAAGCACCAGTCGCGCCTGTAGCTCCGGCTGACCCCGCCGCTCCAGCGGAACCGGCAGTTCCTGCAGCCCCAGCCGACCCGGCACTTGCGCCGCCGAGCAATCCGCCAGCCGCACCGCCTGCGTAAATCGAGGCGATGGTCTTGGCGATGGCGTGCATGGTCTTTCCCGGGCCGGTATTGATGCCCGCGTCTTGAGCCTCCTCGTAACGCTGAGGTGCCGCCCCGCCCCATTGATCCACCAGAGGCTTATCGTTGGTGCCGAGTACCTTGTTCCACATTCCGGTCGAGAACGGATCAGCCGAGCCGTAGAACAAGCGCGCCGGGTTGTCCTTCACCTGGCTGCCCATCGCCCCCAGGTTGAACAGTTCAAAACTGCCCACATCACCAAGAAAGCTGCTCATTTGCCACCCCCCGATTGTTTGGTAGAAGCGGTATTGCCCAGGCCGGAGCCAAACACCCCAGACATTGCGGCAAGTTTCTTGTACGGGTCATTTTGCTGGTCGGTCCAGTTCTGGTACTGAGCATCCAGCTGCTGCTGGTTGTTGTCCTGGTATTGCTGCCCGACATTCATCAACTGTGAAGCATCTGTGTAAGCCTGACTGCCATAGGTCGGTGCCAGGTTCAGGTATTGCGATTTCAGCTGGTCATTGCGCCCGGCATAGTCCTGCGCCGCCGTCATGTTGCGGTTTAGTTGGTTTTCGGCTAGGCCCTGCTGGGCTGTATAGTCTTGCATCCGCATACTAGACGCGGTATTTCCAAGATTCTTGGTGAGGTCATTCAGCGAATTCTGCTGCACGGCCTGCGCGCCGGAGTTACCGAACGACCCAGATCCGACTGCCTGCGTGGTCAGACCCGGGGCGATGGCGTCGTTATAGTTACGAGTGATGTCACCCAGCGCAGCGTTGATGTTTTGCTGAAGATACGGGTTTGATCCGGCATATTGGTTCTTCCCGAGATTGCCTAGCGAGGTAGCCGCATTTCCTGATGCCAAAGCATTCTGCATCGTGCTTTTGCCCTGATTCATCAGCGAGTCGCCATTCATCGCGCGGTCTGCAGCGGCCTGAGCCCCTGTGGTTTGAAGCCAATTCAAACCGGCAACCTGCTGTCCGTCATACCCCCGGTATGCCTGGTTAGACAAATCCATTGCCTTGTCGCTATAAGCTTTAGCCAGGGGCTTTAGCTCGGTAGGGATGGATTGAGTGGTCGAGCTGGTCGACCCGCCTTTATGCGGGCGCAACACATCCCCGATAAAGGCAGGGAGCGCTGCCATGGCAGGACCGCCGAACTCTGCGCTGAGCTGTTCGTGCAAGGCATCAATATTCACAGTTCGACCTCCAGGACTTGGTAGACAGGCGCAAAGCCGCAGCGCTGCCGATAAAGACGGGCTTGAGCGGGAGCCGCGGCGCAACGCAGGCGCAAACAGCCGAGCGCCTTGGCCATGCTGCCCAGCTCATCAAAGAATTCATCAAAATGGCCATGCGGGGCATACATCTCGTAGACGTACAGGACGCGGAAGTTGGGCAGCTGCTCGACACCGACCACGCCCCAACCCGCGATGGCGTCATCTCGATCGAGCCTGACCAGCGTCCGCTCACCACGGCTGAGCATCATCTTCAACTGGTCACCGGTGATCTCGCCGCCCGAAGTGGCGCAGGCCAGCCCGAGGTTGTGCGCGCCTTCTTTCCAGGCCACATCGATGTGCGTCGTGGGTACTACGATCAGTTTGTTCATCAGTTACCTGTCAGGAATCGGCGCTGCACCCAAGTACCCGGCGTGCCAGAGGCAACGCAGGTCCATCCCTCGATGACGTATTTGGAGCCTGCCGTTCCTGCCTCTACGGGCGTCGAGTTCATCATCGAATCCCCCTGCATCCACGGTCCGGTAGTTGGTGCGGCAGTTGCTGCAGCGTAGAAGCCGGCAATCCGCCCCTCGGAAATCAAGTTGACCTGAGTGGCATGTTCGCGCAGTTCGCGCTGCAGGACCGGATCGTTTGTCGCGACCGTAGGGGTTGTTCTGAGCTTCATTAACGACCCCCAGCCGCAGCCAGTTCGGCGTCCATGTGAGTGACGCGCACCTGTCCGGTGAAACTGAATGTCGCTTTGTGCCACCGGGCGGACTGTCTCAGGTCAAATTTGCCATCGAGGACAGCGCCGGTTGTGCCGGCGGCGAATCCGACGCCAGAATTCATCTGAATAAAGGTCTGTACCGAAGCACTGGCGGGCGCCCGTGCATAGCGCAAACGAATCTTGTTGAGGGCTGAAACTGCATCGTCATCGCCGACATCACCCGTAGTCATCGAACTGGAAACCGATAGGCCCGTCATGGCCTGCAACTGGTGGGAGGTATTGAAAATCGACATCGACTTACCACCAGCCAGCCAGAACTGTGAATCGAATGAGTAGGACGCCAGGCCGTCAATGGTCGGCGAAATAGCCGAAAGTCCATCGATCGTCACGCCGCTGGACACGTAGTTGAGCGCCGCCTCAATGCTTCGGTTAGCCACGCCCCACTTCTTGGCGGTGACGTGATAGACGATGGCCGAGTCCGGCGATGTGGCACCAAGCGATGGATAAAACACCCAGACCAGGCTCTTCTGCCGGTCGAACGCGCAGATCGTCTTGTAGCGGTATAACGGACTCGAGTTGTCGAAGAAGAACTGCCGAACGTAGCCGTCAGCCACTGGCACAGGTCGAGTACCGTCAAAAATCCAAATGTTGTCATCGCCGACGAAGAAATGCGCGCCGCCGATGTCGCAAATCGCCTCTTTGCCGATACATCCCGCCTCGCCGCCCGGCACTTGCAGCCAGTTCCAGACCGTAGGGGCGCCGACATACTGGCCGAGGTAGATGGAGCACTGCTTGTAGGCGATGGCGTACTCGCCCAGGCGCATACCTGCCGTCAGGCGCCCAGCAGTCGCCACCAGGCGCCCGGACGTCGCTTGAGTCGCCAGGCTTGGCGTCCATGAGGTGTCATCGAACGCTGCACAACAATGCCAGCCATCCGGCTTTTCCGACCCATCGTTGGTGTTCAGGGCCATGACAAAGGCGCCAACGGTGAATAGGATCTCGGCCTTTGGCGCCGTGGCCACGTCAGCAAAGGCGGCGCCGGTTGAGCGCTGAATCACGTCTGACCGGTTAGAGCAGAGCGTGGCGTCACCAAACTGGGTAATGGACCAGCGCGTATCTACCCCGCCGGTGTAGGCAGCGGCGCGCCCGATGTCAGTCCAGGCACCGGCCAGCAGCTCATAAAGTTTGGTGGTTGTGCCCGCGATGATGCGACGGGTGTCGTCCAGCTTGGACACTACGGCAGCACCGATGCAGGCCGCCGCAAGGACAGGCGTTGCGGCAGGCGTTGCAGGCTCAGGCGCTCCCTCCATCCCATTCAGGTACGGGATCAGGTTCGTGCAACTGGTGATCAACCCGGGCGTGGTCACGTCGGCATCTGGCGCAAAACCAATCAATGGGATCATCGCACGCGCACCTTCATGGTGGAGCCGCTGTACCAGTCAACACCATTGATGCCTTCCACGGCCTGGCTGTAGAGCTGAGCCCAGGTCGCAATGCGCGCATCATTCATGATGAATGGTGTGGCCGCGAGCAGCGAGGCGAACAGGTAGGCATTCGGCCAGTTGGTCAGCAGCCAGTTGGTGGTATTGGTGCTGGACAGCGCCGGAATGCGCTGCTGATAGGTAAGCTCGAGCGAATACACCGCGTCCGGAATCGGCGCAACCTCGATGTTCCCGCCGATGACGGTGAAAACCACCGGCTGGCCCGAGCCATTGGAGGCAAAGTCCACGCTGATTTCATCGGGCGAGCGGTACGACAGCGGCTGGTTGTAGGTGCCGACCACTTGCAGGCGGCGCATCTCCAGCATATCGGTCGGAAGCGCCAACGTATTCACGCCCAGCACCGTCGGCAGCGTGGTTTTGGTTTCCATGGCGCGGGTTTTCAGGTCCGTACTCATCTGCGCTTCAGCCAGGGTGATGAAGTCGGGGATGTTGGCCGACAGGTCGCCGCGGTTGAGCCAGGACGCCACCGAGGCCTGCAGCTCAGAATAGTTGGTGATGCTCATACCTTGCCCTTCCATACCCGGAACGCTGACAGATCAGGATCATTCAGCATCCGGCGCATGTGCTCCTTGTTGGCCATGCACTCGTGAAAGGTGATGTCGTGCTTGTTGCAGTAGTCCTCGATGATCACGAAGGGAATGCTGGCGGCGTGCTTCATTTCCGAGGTGCCATGGTGCCCGCCGTTGTGCAGCGCCTTGGTCCGCTCGGCAATGGGCGTGCAGTCCTGCGTGCGCTGGACTGTCATGTTGCCGTCGTGGAAGTGAAACTTCGTGTCGAGGTCGAGCATCTACATGTTCTCCAGTGGCGACACCTGCACCACGCCAGCAGCAGTCACTTGCAGCGCGGCGATCTTGGTGTAGTTGCAGACAGCGATGATCACAGCGTCACCCGGCTGCACCATCAGGTCGGTGTTGACCGCCACGGGCGTGCCATTGCCAATGCGCACATAGGCCCCCGTGCTCGCCGTGATGCGGATGTAGCGCGGAAGCTCGCCGCTGGAGGCGTTGGGGATGGAGGCGTTGGCGGACGTCCCGGAAGTGGCCAGGTTGACGCCCGTTGCCACGACCACGATCGCGCTTTCGAAAGTGTTGCTCATGAGAGCTTCCTCGAAGAAAAGCCCCCGAAGGGGCAGTAGATCAGGCCGGGTTCAGGGTCACGCTGATAGCGCCGACGGCCGAAGTCGCAGTACCGGTCAGGTCGTAACAGATCGAGTCGCCAGCCGCCAACAGGAGGTCGCTGGCAGTGGTCGACAGGGTCAGTGCTTGCTGGGTCGCGGCAGTGCCGACCAAGTTGAAGCTGCCGGTGTGCAGCGCGGTGCCCGAGGTGAGCGCCGTACCGCTTGGGACCTTGCGGATGGTGGCCGTGCAGGCGCCGCCCGTGCCGGCGACGTCGACACGACCACGAATGGCCTTGACGACATACGGACGGTCAGCGGTGAACAGCGTGCAGTCGACCGTGGTGGCGATGTAGCTCAGCGTGACAGGGATAAAACCACCCTCGCCGTTTGCCGTGCCTTCAATGCCGAGCGAACTGTCGGCATTCTGTCTGATCATGGGCATGTTGCTTTCTCCAGAATGAGAAAGGGGAGCCGAAGCTCCCCTTGTGTTGTTGCTGCCAAAAGTCAGTCGGCGTGCGTCAGACCTTTGCGAATTTTCGATATGGTCGTTTTGCTCACCCCGTACAGCTTGCCTAGCCCGCGCGTGCCGGGCTTGGTGCTGCGGATGTGTGCAATGGCTTCTGCGGATAGCGGCTTGTTCACGAACTTGCTTGGGTCTTCAACCGAGCACCCGTTGCGGGTTCTGATTCGTTTGATGGTGCAAACGTCTACACCGAACTTCTCGGCCAGCGCCTTTGTCTGACCCTTGGTCGAACAAATCAGGTCGATATCTTCCTGGGATTGAAAGGCGCTCATGTGATGCTCTATCCCTTTGCGCCTCTGGAACTCACCGACGACATGGCGGCCTTTTTTATCCATGTCCACCACATTTTCAGCTTGCGTTCCAAGCATTAAATGTTTTGGGTTAACACATCCTGGATTGTCGCATTGATGCATCACCACAGTGCCATGGGCGCCTTCACCGTCAGGAATATCTCCGCGAAACAAGATCCATGAGACTCGATGCGCAAGCATGTTCTGTCCTATGGGGACATACCGCTTGCCATTGATCTCTCCGCAGATTGTTCCATAACCCTTTTTGTTCTTGGCCCCGGCCCAGTTCCAGCAGCCAGTCACAGAATCAACCTCAAACCTTGTTGCAAAGCGTTCGTTAACAGAGCCAACCCGTGTCTGCCGCATGACTGCACCCCCATCGCCGTATGGATAAGGGTGCAGTATACATCAAGCCACTTATGTAACCTAAGCTACATCATACACGGCACCGTTCGCTTTCGGCGACCGGCTCTCGACGGTCCATTCCACGACCAGTTCGCGCTGCATGGCATCGCCGGTTTGCGCGAGTTCGATGGTCTGGAATGGGCGCAGGTAAGCGATCGACCACTTGTCCGACTGCAAGACGAACACGTCGTTGGCATCCTGGAAGCGGGATGGCACCGCCTTCAGCTCACCGAAGTCAGACACGTACACGTCGACCGAGGCGTACAGCTTGGCGTCCTCGGACTTGTCGAAGCGGGTGGCGTTGCCGGTGAAGGTGGAGAAGGTCTGCTTGGCAGCAGGCGGCAACAGGATGGTGTCAGCGTCACCGCCTGCGGTGTAGATCTTCTGCAGCACGGACTTCAGGCGCGCTTCGGTGAAGGCCACTGCGGTGCCCTTGGTGCGGCCAGTGTTGCCGGTGTACGACGCCAGGGTGCCGCCGCTGCGGTCGACGTTGTCCACGACCCAACCGACCAGTCCGCGAGCCTGACGAGGCGCGGTGGCGGTGACGTCCAACTGGGTCGCCGAGCTTTCCATGTCGCGGCGCAGTTCCAGCGCAGCCAGGCTCAGCTGGTAGGCCAGCTCATCCTTGCGGCCGGCAGGGTTCATCGCCTGCTGGGTGCCGGACACGACCACGGTCTTGGTGGAGATCTGGGTGCGGTTGTTCAGGCGCACAGTGGGGGTCACGACCTTGGCCGAGGCGTTATCACCTTCAGCCTGGGCGTTGGTGGTCGAAGCCGCCGCCAGGTCCTGGGTTTGCCATTCGTGCAGGGTATTGGTCGCCTTACCCTTGGCTGCCATCGAGATGAACGGCGTAGCAGTCGGGGAAATGCGGTAGATGGTGTCGGTCAGATCTTCACGGTTGCCGATCGCGGCAGTCGTGACGAAGGTATTGGTTGGTGCAGTCATGATGCAGCTCCTGAATCAAAGGAATTGGGCGAATACAGCGGCGGCATCCT